CGAGCAATCCTCTCCGGCCCTGGCGGCAAACCACTACTTAAAAAACTCAGGCCAAAAAAAAGAGCCACTGGCCCTTTAGAAGATCGACGCCTTGAAGTTGGTCGCCAACAGCTTGAACTGATCAAAGCAAAGTATCAGTTTGATTAGACTGGCTTACTATTGAAAAGGCGACTAAACATGAGCAAAAGTACTTCTTCAAAAACCTGGACTAGTTATCGAGACATGAAAGATAAGGATATCGACTTTTCAGACATTCCGGAGATGACTGGTGAGGAACTACCAATCGTGGTGCAAACCGAGACAAAAACACGAATTACTACCTTCATAGATAGTGACGTCTTACTTTGGCTTAAATCTGGTGATGGAGCGTATCAAACGCAACTCAATGCAATCTTACGCGCTCACTATCAACAAGCGATCAACCAAAAAATTCGACAAAGCGCTGTTCATGAGCAAGCAAATACATCAGAAAAGCAATCATGAAGCAATACAACCCACCACACCCAGGCGAGTTCATAAGAGACCTCTATCTTCAACACTCTCGCGGCTAATCAACCACAATGCCACCAACTCCAAACTGATCAAACGGCAGCCGTACTGAGAACTTCCAAATGCGGCTCTGCATCTTCTTGCCATCCATCAACACGGTTTCATCTTTTTTCATTGTGTTCTTTTCTTCATAGACTTTCAGATCGTGGCGAAAGTACTCGGCTGCAATCTCTTCGGGCCAAAGCTGGAAGTCGGTCAAGCCAACATAACGATCCCGAGACACATTGAACCGCTGCTCGTAAGCGCGGTTGATCATCAGCATTCTGAACTCGTTACGATCCGGATTGTATTCTTTGATCCACATAGGGAGTGGAAAGCTGTCAATGTAGCGCTGGATAATCGCAAGACGGTCGAAGTTGTGTTTGAGTTGGTAAGTCATATCGAGAATCTTGATCGCCGCTTCGCGATGACGCTCTTTTTGGTCCTCATACGCGATGCGGTAGTCATCAGCTCGCCGCAACAATGCTGCTCGTTCGGCATTGCACTCTTTTATTTGTGCACCAGTCATGGTCACGAGCGCCAGCACAATTGGAATAGCAGCAATCAAACCAGATTTCGAGCTTGAACTCTTATCCTTATCTTGGTCTTTTTTCTCCTTTTCAAGATCTTTTTCATCAGCCATAACTACTCAATGACAATAGATGGCTTTATGATGTATTGATGAGTGCCGTTGATATTAAAAGGTGCTGATTCAAAACCACCTCTACCTGAAGGTGTGCGTTCACCACGAAAGATCACATAATTTGAATACTGCTCGGCATATTCAATCGGAACATCTGAATAGTAGGCATGTTCGCTAAGCAATCGATTGAACGGCAATGCAATGTTGATGTGGACTGAGCCATAGGTGCGAGTCGGTCGCCAAATAACACTTTGAAAAAACAATTTGAATTTGCCGTAATCATACGACCAGGCCTCGCCTGAGACAAATTCAGCATCACCAAACACAAAGCCTGCATTGACCGTGTAATTGGTCACTCGAATCTTACGCGGATTGATTGAGTTATCATTAATGGCGTTGTTTTGCAGCCTTGGTGCACCGGCTGCGCCTTCAAAGAGCGCAAGCGGGTTCTGATCAAGCTTATCAACGAGTGATGCAGTGAGCGGAGAGTCGGGATCTTTCTCTGAAATAGAGACTTCATTGTATGACGCCATCGCGTAGAGACCTGCCTTTTATTTTTATTGTTCTTTTTTTAAGCAATCACTTTATAAGAGAGTATAGGCAAGATCGCCGCCGACTTCGTTGTTTTCATCAGCAATATAGGCATACCGGTTGCGTTGATCTTGGCTGGCACTGGCATAATCTGGCAAATCATTGGGTGCAATAAGGGCATAGTTTGAGCGCACATTGTCAATTGCAAAGCCTGATGCAACCGCTCGAAATGCAACACTTGTCTGCGCAATTTCTTTTTCAGTGATTAAATAGCTTTGAGCGACGGTGTTGCCATCAACACCTTGGTTAAGATAGCTTTCAATAATAACAACATCGCCAACTTTGACTGTTGCATGCTGATAGTCCAAGTGAAACCGCATCTCTTTTGAACCAGCTTTAGATTGCGAAACAGTGCGCAGTGCTAGCTTGGTAGCACTGGCTTGGGTGCGAATTGAATCTGCAAAGATTTGATGCACTTTTCGCGTTCCAAGACCAGCTTGCGCTTCTATGTCAACATAGATATAGGCATCGGTATAATTTTCAGGCTTGTTATCATCTTTTGCCCAGTTGATGCGGCTGTAATAAACCCAGACCTCATTGATCGCATCCGATTGATTTGACTTGATCGTATGACTTCCGGCCAGAATGTGTTGCTCGGTATTGAGACGAACGGTTTGTGAAAGGTTGGGCCGGATGGCTTTCAGGCGAATAAGCTGGTTTTCATCATCCCACCAAATGTTGATATAGGCCTGCTCAACTAATCGTTCAATGATATTTTTCACGGCTGTTGGCTTTGAAATGACAATATCAACGTCTTCACCGGCTAGAAAATCTTGTGCTTCAGTCGTCCATCCGGCTAAATCAATAAACGCTGGCGAAATGTTGGTGAACTCAGTGATCAACTCATAGATCAACGAAACCACGTTAATATCTTCTTGCACATAGCAAACAGTCACTTTCTCGCTGAGTGAGTGCTCACGAGCTTCGGTGCCAAATTGGGCTCGATTGCCAAGGGTGACTGTATCTACCACTGAGCTATTGACGCTGATAATCTCTTCTTCAATGCGAATATGGCTTAAATAACTGGGCCAGCTTGGCGCGTTAGTAATGGCAACGGCGCCGGTTTGCACGTCAGTAATATCGGCGTTGAGCTTTAATCGAAGCTCTGGTGGGATGATTGCTTGGTCTTCATCGAGCAAGCTCAAGATATCAAGCGCTTTTATTTTGATGAGCCCAGCGCTTGAGCCTGCATCGATCGACTTAATGAAGTAGGTGCGCCGTTTAAAGTTCGCAAGATCGAGCACACCATCAATAGGTTCAAAACCATCGAATAAGATCAGCTCGCGATCCAAATAATAAGGGTTTTTGGCAAGGTAGCGGCCAAAGTAAGTGCCAAGCCTGCCATCAGCAAAATCTTGAAAAGTGACAACGAGCTGGCCACGATAGCCAAGCCCTTTACTTGGCGTTGCTCGAATTGGTGCAATATCAATGTCGGTAATACTGGCATAGACTCTCGCGCCAAGCGGCACAAATGAATCAGAATGCAGCTCATCAATGCCTGGGTACTCGGCTGTATCGAGATTAATCTGCACCAGTTTAACTGGGCTGCGCTGAATTGCGGCCGCGCCGGTTTCATACATTCTTAATACACCTGCACTTTGAGACTAAAGGCAAGCCGATTGAGTGTTGTAAAACGCGGTTGAGCAATATCGATGGCCACGCAATAAGCGGCTTGTTTGTCTTCACGCCACTGCAGATAAAACGGATATCGAGCAATATGCTCATACAAGGTTGGCCAGTTTGCATCAACCCAGCTTTCAGTGAGGTGCTTGGCTTCAATTGTGGTCTCGACTGCTTTGCGCTGTCGCACCAGGCCGACAAGCTCATTGGATCGAGTTCGGTTTGAAACGAGCTCATGGCTGACACCATAGGTAGGATCTTGAAAGCCAATGTATTGCCCCTCGCTGATTCGATGGCGCAGTCCGACCGATATATTGCTGATATAAATTGGCGCAATGGGTGCTTCAATAGTAATGCGAATTTGATCAACAATAACGTTTGCAAATGCAAGCATGATGGGTGCACTTGAACTCGGCGTAATTCGAGCAAGTTCGATATAGTCAGTGCCTGCATCATAGGAAATAGAAACAAAATCGCATTGATTGAACAAGTTGTGTTTAAACAGACACAAGCAATCAATGCTGGTGGCTGCTTCAAATGTGTAGGTGATTGATCGACTTCCACCGGCTGCAAAGCCCACTTGTAGGGCACTTGATGGCTCGATAGCATTGGTAAAGCCAAAGTCTTGCAGCGTGTCTTCTGCATCAACCGAGCCACCATCTCGAAAAGCGTTACGTGCTAGTACATAGCTGGCCATTATGAAAACCTCGCCACTGTAATATTGCTGTTGAGCTGGTCGGCGATATCTTCGGTAATTTTCCGTAAGGCTTTGCCGGTCAGCAAAGTATCGTCGCCAACGTTTGCAAGCTGGATGGCAATAGTCGTCTGGCGTTGAGGTTCAGCTTGCGTGATAGTACTGCTATCAGGAATAGCACTATTGGGAATTGCACCACTACCACCACCGCCAGCTTGAGGTGTGCTGCCACCACCAAACGAGGCCGCTTTTATGCCGCGAATTTGCAGTGCAGTCTTTGCTGCCATCAAGCCTGCCAGCACAAAGCTGTACGGCGCTGGCGCTGAGTTGTAGGCTTTTTGGATAGCACCATAGCCTTCAATCACCGCTTGCCCAATCTGAAAGGCTTTGTTCACTTCGAAGGCTTTTTTGCTGTAAAGCGCGGTTTGCGCCAAAATGCCTGCCCCTGTTTGCTTTGCAAACAAAACGCGCTGGCCTTGGCTTTTTTGCTCAAAGTCTTGCAGAAATGCCAAGGTGTCGCGGGTAAAGGTTGCACCCTCGAGCTCAAGGCGTTTTTCTTCTTGAATCGTTTGGGCTTTGCGCGCTAAATGCTCAGCCTCAATGCTTTCTCGAAATTCAATACGTCTGCGAATTGATTCGCGCTCGGCTTCTTCGATACGAGTTTGGTTATCAACAAAGGCTTTGTATTCTTCAGCAAGCGGATTAAATTCTTTTTTACTTTCAAAAGATTTGGCGCCGGTTTCTTGCGAGATCTTTGAAATCGATTGGTTTTGCTTAAATCGATCTTCAAGCTGTTCGATACGGCTGAGCTGCTGCTCTGCTCGATCAATTTCGGCTTTAATGGCGTTGACATCGGCTTCAGCGCGACTCACTTCACGGATTTTGTTAGCGCGACCCGAGCGCCCAGGCTGAGCGCGAACGGCTTGCAAGCGCTCAAGTTCTTGCTCTTTCAAAATGAGCGCAGTATAGAGCTCATTGGTTTTAGTAAACGCCTCATCAAAGCTTAACCCTTGTAAGCTTCTGGCAACGCCATCAATGCCTAATCGAGTCGCTTGGACTTGATCGTTTGTTTTTTTGAGTTCAAACGCAAAGACGGCTGCAGCCGTTGCCGCTAAGGCAAAAGCCCCCACTGGCCCACCGAGCAACGCCAGCGAGCCGCCAGTAATTGCGACTTGTCGTGCAGCCAAGGCCAGTGATGCAACTAAACGAGTTGAGATATAGATTGAAAGTGCTTGCGCGGCCAGCAATGCTACTTCAAACGATTGCTCGATGGCGTTGTTGTTTTTGGCAAAGTCATCCAGGCGTTTAGCCAACCGCTCGGTGATTCGAAATTCTTCGTTGATGCGACCAATTGAAACTAACAAGCCTGTGCGAATGTTCTCGCTGGCTTGGTCGAGTCGAACTGGCAAGCCACTCGCTTTTTGGTTGATGAGATCAGCATCATCAAGCAATGCTCGAAACACGTCTTTGCTCAGCACTTCACCGTCTTTGATGGCTTGCTTGAGCGTACCTGGTAAGTACCCCAAGCTTTGCTCAACTTGAAAGATCAGCGCAGGCATACCATCAAGAATTGAATTAAATTCTTCGGCCTGCACCCGAGGCCCACTTAAGAGCTGAGAAAATTGAGTGCTTGCATTTTTGAATTGCTCGTTGGTCGAGCCGGAGATTTTGCCAAGGTTTGCAACCACTTCATTGAGTGCCAACACTTCAGTGCTGGTCGCGCCAAGCGCCTTACTTGCGTTCGAAACGCGCTGAAAGAGCGAGATATTTGATTCAAGGCTTGAGCTTGTACGCTGTGAAATTGCAATCAGCTCGGTTTGCACTTTGGCGTATTCGCTGATGCTCGACGTGCTGAGCTGGATTCGTTGCTGCAAGCTCGTAAAATTATCGGCAAGCTCGAGCGTATTTTTGGCTAAAACACCAACGCCGATAGTCGCAATAATCCCGCGCAGATCTCGAAAGGTACTTGAAAGCTTTTGGCTGGTTTGTTCAGTTCGTCGAAGTCTGTCTTCAGTTTGTTTAGATCGATCAGTAAGCCGCTCAAAGCTGCCGGTCAGTGAGCGCAGGGCTGCGCTTGCATCATCGCGAGCACTGAGAATGATCCGTTCTTGAAGTGCTGCGCCCATGGTCCACCTTAGTGTCTATTCATCGCCTGGTTGGTTTCGCTCGTTTTGGAGTTCGCGCAGTGCGAGCAAGTGCCGCACATCAACAACCGAGATTTGGCGAACCTCATAAGGCGTTTTGTGCAGCGCATAACAAAGCTCATACTGAACGCGAAGCAAAGGATCATCACTTAAGCTTTTTTTTCGTCATCAAGTGCGCCGCTAACGCGATCGAGAATTTGGGTGACTTCATTCGCGACTCGAACTAGTACAGCCGGATCGATTTCATGCGTCAATTGCTGACGAACAGCTTCCGGAAAAATAGGTTTGAGATTTTCATCAACAGCAGCAAGCATCAGCGTAAGCACGGCATATTCGTGAAACGTGCTGGATTCTTTCGCACACGCTGATCGCTTGGCTTCTTCTTCCAGGTTTAAATACTTCACGTAGATCTTGGCAGGTTCGCCATCAGTGCCCCACTCGGCTACTTCAATGGGTCCATGAGCTGTATTGCGAAGGCCAGTAAAGTGCTCTCGAGCTTTCGTGAAAATACTCATTAAGCAACCACCGTTTCAGTGACTGCGCCAGTGCTTTTGTAAGAGAAATTGCGAGTCACTCGACCGTTGACGTTTGTCGCAACCGAGCGGCCAGTGATAATGGCAGGAATTGCATAGTAAATTGTGCCGGTTTCATTTTTGCCGGTATATAAGTTCAAGGTTAACGTGGCGCCAACCGTCATAGCTGTTTGCGTGTCTGGGTCGGCTGCAAAATAGCAATCGATGGATCCGCTTGCTTCGACTGAGCCTGTCTCAGTGCGCTTTGCACCATTTGGATTGAGCACGCTTGTTTCTTCTTCTTCACCGCTTTCTTCCATTGTCCAGCCTTGGCACTCGACAATCTCATTGGTACCGACCATGGCAATGCCATAAATCCCTTTTAATGTTGCCATGAAGCTACCCTCTTATTATTATGCTTGTTCAAATCGCGCTTGCCAGAAAGTTTCTAACGCTGCGCACACTTGGCCGTCTGGTTGAATAATCACCGGCGCAACAATTGTGCGTTCGGTCAGTTCAAAATCAAAGCTTGCAGCATTGAGCTCTACAAGCATATTGCGGTGCAACTTGTTCAGTGATGTTTCAATGTTTTCTTCACTTCGCCCAGCAATAATTGTGATTGCAAGCGTGAGTAAAAATTCACGATCATCAAATGACAGCTCAACAATTTCAAGATCGCCTTGTGTAATTCGAATACACGGTAAATCGCCAAACTTGGTCGGATCTAAATTTGATCGCTCAACTGAGGCCACGCCAGTGGTTTGTGCCAGTGCTGCTCGAATGGCTTCAAGTGTGTCTTCTATTTTTTGCATTATTGAATCAGCCGTAGGTCGCGATCGGTGACGTACTCAAGCACGTACTCAAACATGCCATCTAAGATGGGAGTTTTACTCATGACTTGATACCGCACGCCCTCAATCTCACAAGACCATCCTTGTTCTACGTCGCTAGGTTCACCGATAAGCCTTGCAGCCTCAAGAATGACCCCATCAATAATGTCGCCTTCCCGATCGAATAAAACATTCAACGTCGCTACTCGATCGTCGATTGTAAATTCAACGGCAATTGCAAATTCATTGATTACGAAAAAGAGATCAAGTTGATCACCAATCACGATTTTTTGCCCTTAGGCTTATCCTTTTTGATGGCTGGATCGGTCTCCAAAACCGGACCATCGAGCGCTTCAACGTCTAAATTCGTTTCATCGCCAAATGGTTCGGGCTCGGAGTCCGCACAATCAATAGCCATTTGTGCCACAACAAGCTTTTGCGCAACGTCTTCGGACGCAGGGAAAATGGTGCCTTCGCCGCAGTGCCCAACGCCTTGCACGAAAATAGACTTCAGTGCTTTGAGTGTGCGTGCCATATAGTCGCCTCTTAACGTTGTGATACGTTGTGATTACCGCTGCTATTAAGCAGTGGTGATATCTTGGATTGCTGCAAAGCTTTCAGGGTGACGGACCGCAACGTCGGCGTCCTGAAGGACCACAATTCGAACTGCGCCAGAGCGAGAATTAGTGGCAGTATCAACGTTGACATCAAGACCACCCCACATTCCGATTAAGAGATCAGCAAAGTTTCCGAACAACAACGCAGAACACACGCTATCAGCCGTGCCTTTGGTGAGATCCTTTGGCACTTGTGAGGTAACTTTTAACTCATAATCAAGGGCTTTGATCAGCTTGAGCGGATCGCCGGATTCAACCGCAATCTTCTTCATCGCACCGCGCACCTTGGCGTTAGTGAGGTAGCACAAGTTACCCAGCAGAGCTTCGCTCTCATCAACCAGCGTTTCCAGATCAACAATCTTGTCGTAGGTCAACGCACCGCCATTGGTGCCGATGGCTACCGAGCCGATTCCTGATGTATTTAGAATTCCAGTTGGTTCGTTGTTTATGCCAGTGC